GCTGCAGCGTTGCGTTGGTATTTTGGCAAAGCGGAACGNGAACGACCCGCATCATATGGGATTCGGTCGTCAAGATAGTTCTTTACAAATGGCTTCACAGTTGGGTAGTAGCACGCTTCAAGGCGGTTTGGAGCATCTGTGTAGTCTGTAATGAGAACATTCCCCATTGGGTTATCTTCTGTTGGTAATTGGCAACCCATATCACCATTTACAGACATCCCATATCCTTCCTTAACCATTTTAGATTTGTACATAACATAAAGAACGCTAAGAATAGTGGCACCAAGAACAAATATTCTTGGATCACGACGAGTAAGGTAAATAATGCACGACGCGTAGATCACAAAACGTGAAGCCGCGTTAATTCTCTCTTCTGGTGTCTGATCACGGTTTGGCCAGAATTGAGTAACTTGATCAGCTCTAATGAGTTGCTGAGGATCGTCAAACCAAGCCTTCATTTAGTATAACTTGAGGTTTATTTTTTACCCATACCGCCAAGCATGCTTCCCATCATTTTCATGAGCGCATCCTGATCAATTTCACCACCNTCNGTNTGCATCTTGTCGGCACAATCCTTGGCAATGGTTTCAATAAGACCAAGTGTTTCGGCTGGAATAGCAGTAATGGTCGTACCCAACATGTAAAGGGTCTGGAGATACTGCCATGTCGCAGCCTTGGTATTGTCGCTCATTCGGTTCCAGTAAGTCTTGATGTTAAGATCCTTCAACAATTCAATCTTTTCAATCTCTTCNAGAAGGAAGGANTCATCCTTGGAAGAGATCTTGTCGGCGTATGGAGTAACACCCTTCATGAAACCATCAACAATGAGTCGTGGGTTCGTTTGCTTGAGCATTTCAAAAGATGTAGTCATCTTCTTGATNCCTTTTTCCTCTGGAAAAGTCTTGTGCAATTCCACAAGAAATTGGGAGAGCATGTCATTAAACGCAGTGACAGACGCCATTTTCTTATACTAAGGGTTTAATCTTTAAGTTTAGAAAGGTTCAGTAGAGATAGCCTCTTTCTGACCAAGTCCATTGGCTACAATGAAATAAACGAGGATCGCATTGAGGGCCGCTGGCTTTGTGTATTTATTNAGTTCCAACTTACCTTCATTATTGAGTTGAGCCTTGAGGTGAATGTAACCCGCGGTGATGGCGGCGGCAATGAGGGCAGCGCTTACTGGGTCTCGGAGATATTCGGAGAGATCTTCCATTTAATTATACGCAGTTTTTTTTACACGCTGTTCTGGGGCATCTCCAAAGAAGACATCTTCGTCTTCTGGCTCTTCGAGAGTTTGGGGTTCTTCTGGTATAGCATTGGTTACTGGCTCTAGTTGTGGAGCTTGAACACCTGGGACGGTCTTGAATTCATTTTCAAGTCCCGTTGGTTGAATGGGTTCTGGTTCGGCACCTTCCATTGGTTCATCTTCTGGNAGTGGTTCCATCTCNGGNTCTGGTTCTGGTTCTGGGAAACCTTCACCACTTTCGAAAACATCTGGATCAACGGCATCGTGAACTTCTCCGTCAAGGTCAATGTCCTTGGTTTCTTGAGTCATGTAGGTTTGAAGAATTTCTTGTACTGGAATGAGTTCCTTNACTGTGGCTTCAATACAAGCAGAGAAACGCTTGTTCAAAAGTTCGTCACGAACNTATTCGTTTTGTTCTTCGTGGAAAATGTAGGGATCNTTGTAAAGATCCTTCGCGACATTGTTGTAGCAGCTTTGGATGAAAACTTCATTACTTGGGAGTTTGAGAGCAATCTTCTTGTTGTCGGCCTTCAAACGAACAGCTGAAAGAATTTTGGTACATGCGACAAAGACAGCCGCCAAAAGGTCGCTGTACCAAGCACATCGGTTTGTGATGTTATCAGCGTGTTGCTTTGACATCGCGTTGGACCAATTTGGAACTTCCTTCAAAAGCTTTTGATACATGATGAGAGTCTTTCGCCCCTTGGAGAGTTTAGTCGCTTCATCATACATATCTTGGAATACTTCAATCATAGCTGGACACATAATAATACAAAGCTGACCCAAATATTCGCGTCGAGCTTCTACAAGTATATTGAGGTTGTCCATTTATCATTGAGTGTGTTTTTAATAGCGGCCGTCCTACGCACCTCTCCTGTACTTGTCTGCCATCTTCTTGAGGTTCATGAGATTTGGAAAATCTTCTTCTTCATCTTGTTGAGGAATCTTTTCCTTTTTCTTTTTGGGAATATCCCAAGAAACATACAATTCATGATCATTTATGTGTCGTACAATAAAACCACCAAGTTGTAATTGTCTCATTATGTATCGCGCAGCTGCGATTCTATCAAATGTTGGATATCCAACTACAAAACTAGGAATTATGAGAAATACCTGTTTATGACCCAGTTCTACACATTGTTTGATTTTACGAGAAAACTGTTCGTAGATCCTTGTGTAGATCTCCTTTTTGATTTGTTTTCTCTTGTCATCAATTTTTGTAACATCATTGATGCTGAGCATTACAATTACTGTAATTTATTTTTTGCCATTTCTAACTCACCCACAGTTGGTACAGCTTTCTCCTTGACGAGATCATACTTGACAAATTCCTGTCCAGCTTGACCATCAACAAATGGAGTCACGTCCGCTACGGTCTGAACATCAAGTGGTTGGGAACGAAGAGATAACAATGTAGCTATTCCATCAACAACTTCAAACGACGCAACAACTGAGAAACCGTAAGCAAATCCGCTATTCTTCACAACCATAAACATACATTCGTAAATTTCTTTATCATTTTCATTGTTGATGTATCTCTTGACCGCAGTTGTTTCAATGATGTATGTGCATAGCCCAGTTCGCTTTGAAATTTCTTGGTTCGCTTGAAGAACAAGGTCTTGCATCATGGTGTTATCAATACTGGCTTCCGCCTGAGTGTAACCAGTGAGGTCTGGTCTGGCATCGTCAAGTTTTACAGAGCCTGTTGGCTTGGTGTATCCTGAAAATCCAAAAACCTCTGTGAATGGTTCTCGGTTTGTCGTAAGCAACAGGACAATCACAAGAAGGATGACCGTCAAAAGTAACTTGTTCATCTTTACTAGTATGCGTTAATTTTTTTTTCAAAAATACCATATACATATTAGATGTCACTACTGATATATAGCCCAAGATGTAAACACTCCATGGAGGTGATTGAATATATTAACCAACACCAACAACTCAAGCAGTTAGTGCATTACCATAATATCAATACACAGGGTATTCCACCTGCGTATCGTAATAAAATTACTCGCGTCCCGACGATGCTTACAAAGAATGGTAAAATTTTGGTGGGTGCTGAAATCAAAAACTGGCTGGACTCCCTGTTGCCAAACAAAGAAGTTTCAAACTGGGGTTTTGGTGGTGCCTGTTCTATGACAACTCTTGATGGTGATGAAAATGATACCGATATGTTTTCACTGGATAGTTACGGTCAGTCTCTCCAACCCGCGATGACAAGAGAACTTGAAGAAAAGATTAATAGGGATGTCAGTAAAGGTGTTGCCTACAATGAAAAGATTTAAAGATCTAACGCACATAATTTAGTAGCTATGAGATTAGTGACAATTCAGGCTTCGGCTGTAAAATCAACATTTGAAGTACTCAAGGATATACTTAACGATGTCAACATTTACTTTAGACCTCAAGGTATGTACATTGTTACACTGGATACAGCAAGAACATCCTTGATTGATATGTTTTTGTCTGCTGATAATTTTGAAGAGTATCACTGTGAACAGGAAGAAATTATCGCTGGGATCAATATTTCAAATACTTTCAAACTCTTGAAAACAATTACAAACAATGATGTTCTCACAATTGAAATCAATTCAAAGGAATACATGGATATTGAAATTACAAGTGAAGCCAAAAAAACAAGCACAAAATTTCAATTGAAGCTACTGGATATCAATGAAAGTAAAATTGAAGTTCCAAATGTGACAATGACAAGTATCACTACTCTTCCTTCGGCGGATTTTCAACGATTGTGTCGTGACATGTCAAACATTGGGGCGGACATTGAAATTACACGGGTTGGTAAAGAGCTTCGTCTTCGTTGTGAAGGAGACTTTGCTAACCAAGAAACTTCAATTGAGTGTCCAGAAGAGAGTCCAGAGATCGCAGGTCTTTACTCTCTTAGGTACCTGAATATCTTTACAAAGGCGACGAGTATGTGTTCGTCTGTGCAAATTATGCAGGAAGAAGGAAATAGATTTTTGATTCTCAAGTACAATGTAGCCAATTTGGGAGAACTCAAGTTCTACTTGGCAACTAAGGTATCCGAAGATCAGTTGTAGAATCTTCATTTGTCAAAAGTATTTTTTTCATACCTAATGCGTTTGAAAGTAAAACTTTAGGATATTTCTTTTGTAATGTCATTTTGTCATAATATAAAAAGTCTTTCAGTGGTACTTCTTGTCCGTGAAAATCATTTCTAGGTCCCGCGTACCTTTTCACTTTTTCAGTAATGTTTACTTGTGGTTTATCATCATGATCCACAATCCAAGCACTACTCAATGGGATACTGAAACTCATACCAGAATCCTCACCCTTTCCAGGAATAAAGTTTATGTCATTAGAAATAGCTTTGTAAATTCGTCCGTCATACCAATATTTTACACGAAGTGTGACATTTTTTACATTTTGAGGAACTATTGTTCTTCTGAATTGCTTACCTGTAACATAAGAATGGAATTCGTCAAGAACTCCGTCCCAGTGCTTACTCTCCTTTTCCCAGAACTCGTCCTCCACTTGATACTTCATTCTGTAGTCAATCTTGTACTCCAATTCTTCGGAAATTATAGAATAGTCGCGAGGTGTAGTTAACTTTTTGTAGTAATACAAAACATTACTTAAAAGTTTGAACAACATTCTTAATTATAATGGAGGGAAACTTTTTAAGTAGGTATAACAATAAGATTGAAAGTTGGAACAATCTCATTGAAACCGACCCCATGAATAAAAGTATGTATGAAGCAGAAATGTCTGATTACATCATCAGGTGTATGCCATATATGAATCAATATACGGACGAAACCGAAGAGAAGACTAACACAGATAATGTTTTTAATGTAAAAGAAACAGTTGGTCTTCAAAGAAAGGATATATTTACAGATTATCTCATAGAAGTTGAAAATCAAAATATATCTAAACCTAGAGAACGCCGTGTAGAGCAATGTGAGGCATGTTGTTCAAGTAACATAGTACATATCCATGACACAAGTGAATTAGTCTGTGATTCATGTGGTTTAGTCATAGCTTGTTTAATTAGTGAAGAATTGACATATAGGGAAGAGCAAG